GGAGAAATTTACTTCATAATAAGTTTGGAGACTTGTATGGAGAAGAGCTATCCGAAAAAACTAGCTAGACCCTCAAGCACTACATCACTTTCGACCTGTGTTTTTGGATTAGTAACCTTAACAGTATGAGACAGTTTAGGCATAGTTTCAAAGAAATTTTGAACCATCAGAAACTGCTTACTACTCAATTGATCAAAGAACTCAACTAACTCCTCTTCGGTACTATCAGAAGCTTCGTATACTTCTTCAGCATCAGAGATTTGCCTTACACATGAAGCAGCCATCTTAAATATTTGATCAACTCCAGGTTCTTCACCCAAGAAATTCATCTTAACAAAATTATCCAAACTAGGATATCCCATAGTTAGAATAATCTCAGGACTAAGTTTTAGATCCGTCTTATGCCCTTTTGTTTTAATAACTTTTATCTCATTTAAAGGTATTTTAACCTCAACTTGAGTTTCATTATCATCAGGACAAACAACAGATACATCAACAGCCTCACCAACAGATTTTGTACGAATCTGAAGAAAGACAAATTCGATATCAAAAGTTGGAAGGTCGTCAATATCATGGATATCAGTACATTCAGAAATGATATTTTTGATAGCCTCAATAATATCGGCTTGATCTCCTGTTTCAGTTGCTAATAGTAACAACTTTTCTTCTTTGACTAAGAATGGTCTGTAATTCACAGTTCTGCCATCAGAAGGCAGTTTCAATTTGTACTTAGGTACATTAAGCTTTGGTAATGCCATATAGAATTCAATTCAGTAATTATATTTATGAGGCTAAGAGACTATTAATTGATTGACTGTATTAGCAATTCGATGCTGGAGAGCACTTGCATCCTCCACTGCACCATTAAATGAAGCATCACTAGGAATTGTAATATCCTTCCGAGGTCCAACTTCATCCACTTTTGAAAATTGAGCAGGGAAGAACCTATATCTTTCAAAATAAAATCCAATCGTCAATGTCATAGATCTTGCACGGTCATTATTTAATTGTATACCACCAATATTGTATGGAAACGCATTCCACAACTGCCAACACCCAGTTAAAGAATATAATCTACTTGCATTAATATGAGTCTGAGTAGATCCACCAGTAGATACATGATCGGCAAATCCATCTGGTAAATTCCCACCTGCTTTTCTTTCCCACTTATAAATTGTTATTTTAGGAGAAACATAAAATTTATAAAATTCAGTATACTGATTTGAATCTGGAGCAGTTAACTGCATCCATCTTTCAAAGAAATTTCTTGTATGCTGATTTCTAGGCATTATAAAGGTTGCACTTATTTGACTAAATGCTTGTCCTGTAGCATATTTTTGACCAGCACCAATATTAACTAAACCTCCAGTTGTTACTTGTCGACTAGGAACATTTACTGTTTGACAATAATAATTTAAAGCATTTCTAAGATTTCCTAATTCAGCAACAAAATTTCCTCCAGGTTGTCCAACAGTATTCTGAGTTGTTCCTTGTTGATCTGCTACTTGAGCCTCATTGAATCCTATAACATTCTGTAATATAGGTGGTGTTGCTATATGAAAAGACCAAAGATTTGTATATGAAGGGGAATAATCTTCGTTTTTAAGAGAAAAAGAAACAAATTCATTTATTTTTGGATACTGAGCAACACCAGGTGAAGGAACTGAATCCTGTGCCACATCCCATGAAGAATTATTTTGACCAGTTGTATTACCACTAGTAGCAGTACTGGCATTACTACCACCAGCACTACTGTTTCCAGTTCCAACGGTTCCACCAGAACCACCACCACTAGAACTAGAACCACCACTAGAAACAACAGCAGCTACTGCTCCAACCAACGTTGCTAAAATTGCTAATCCAAACATTAGACCTTTAACTCCTTTTCAGTAAGTATTTTAAAAATTAATCCCCTGTCCTTACAAAAATCATCGGCAGCTCCCCATTTTGCTTTATTAATAGCATATGTTAAAACTTCATTAATATAAGTCCTTTTAGCCTTTGCAGACTTTCTCCTCATCACAGGTTCTTTAGTTTCCCTTTCGGGTTTAACTTCTATAATGTACTTATCATTACCCATTTTCATATAAAAATCAGGTACATAACGATGAACTCTTCCGTCAGATGGTTTAACGTAAGGAATTTTTATTTCCTCACTACCCCATTCAGTTACAGAAGGAGTCATCTCACAAAACAACATGAATTTAAGTTCCCAAGATGACCTATACCATATGTTATTTGGGTCACCTCTATACTTTGAAGGTCTTGTTAATTTATAACGACCCTGTTTATATCGTTTAGACCGCATAAATAAAATATATGATCACTATAATATTTAGCGTAGTAAAACAATGCCTGTAGGTAACCGAAATGGGATATATACTTACCCATTAAGACCACCAGTTCCATCAGATCCTGATAATCCCGATTCTTGGGGTGGAACAGAGGCTATTGACTATGTGCGATTTAAGCAATATAGAATAAAATTTGAAGATGGTGTTAATAAAATGGAGGCCAACTCCTTATATAATTACTCCCAAGCTGAGAAACAATACGTTCAAGCACCACAGGCAGTGTATCTCGCAATGCCTCCACAATTAACTACCCAATACGCTGCTAATTATAGGCAAGTAGATCTTGGAGTTGGTGGTGTAGCACTAGGAGCAGCAGGTGGTGCTAGTGGTTTTGATGATATGAATTCTTTAACCAATACCCTTCAAGACGCTGCAAGGGCATCTGCTCCAGAATTCCTTTCAAGTTTTTTAACATCATCAGTTAACAGTATTGGTGGTATGATGGGACTGCAAGGTAGTATTGATACGCAATCTCTAGAGTCAATGACAAGGGGAAGAATATTTAACCCTTACACAGAACAAATATTTAATAATATGAGTTTCCGTCAGCATAACTTTAGTTTTAAAATGTTTGCTAGAGATCCTCAAGAAGCACAAACAATAGAAGAAATTATACATTATTTTAAAGCAGGTGCTCACCCAAGATATCAAAGAGGAAGTATATTATCTGGATATCCTATGCATGGTAAGGATAGTAGTCAGGGTAATGTACGATATGCTAATCAAGATGGTGATAATCTTGATGATCGTTATAATAAAGATAATGCTTCATGGGGAAGACTCCAGGGTATATTAAATCCTGGTAATGGAGTAGTTGGTGCAGCAGAAGAAAGAAGATTCTTCTCTATCCCAAATAAATTTGAAATAGAATTTGTACGTTTAGCAGCAGATCCAGCAATAGAACAAGCAGTTCTACAACCAAATCTACATTTTAGAATAATGCCTTCAGTCTGTAGTAATATTACTCTTAACTATACTCCAGATAATCAATATAATGCATTAAAAAGAATTGCAAAGGATTCTGCTAATGATCCTACAATCAGATCATTAAGTGTACCAGCAGTTATTATGAATTTATCATTTACAGAAGTAACGCTACTTACAGCAGATAAGTGCACAGAGGGGTATTAAACCATGTCTTATTTTACTCACTTACCAAACGTATATGTTGGAAAAGGTATCACAGATGATGATGGATTTACACATGATCTTGTCAAAAATATCTTCAGACGAGTTATACTAAGAGAAGATATAGACAAATATGTAACTCAATTTGAATTACAAACGTTACAAGACGGTATAAGACCAGAACAAGTTGCAGAAGCTGTATGTGGTAGTGCTTATATGGATTGGTTAATTCTTATTGTTAACAATATAACTGATATTTACGAACAATGGCCTAAAAAAGAATCAGATCTACAAAGTTATGTAAATGAAAAATATGATACAGATCCAGATGATTTACACCATTGGGAAACACGTAAAGTAGTATGGGAACAACCAGGATTTGAAGAAATTACAATTGTTGAAGGGGGGCATGAAGTTAATGAATCTTTTAGAGCAGTACTTCCTGATGGAACAACAAAAACCAAAGAAGAATCAATATATCCAGTAAGTAACTATGAGCACGAATCTTACTTAAATGATCAAAAGCGATTTATTAGAATTCCCACTGAGGGTCTGATTAATAAAATAGAAAGTGAAATTGATGAATTATTGATGTATGAAGATCATAGAGAGTTAAATGACAACAACGATAAATTTACACCTTTAAGTGTTGCACAAAGATTCTTAAATACAAAAGGATACGTTTCTGGTTCAGAAACAATATCCTTAAGTCAACTTGG